AACCTCCACGATCCAGCTATGGCGGTGGTTAATTTTGAGGTCCCCCCCAGTGAAATGCTTGGGGCTCTGAATAGGGCATACAGAAACAGAGCTGGGGCTGATGTCATGGAGTCGGGTATTGACCAGAACGTGGGTGAGTTTTTAAACACTCACACCAATCAGGTCACTCGCATGGAAACTAGCCCAGGCTTTAGCCAGAAGTGGTGGGCTGACAGCACCCGCGAGCTCACTGACAAGATGATGAAGTGGTCTCAGTTTCAGCGTACTGATATTTATTCCAAGAACGCCACACTCAACGTGATTCTCGAGCAGTTAGTCAGAGAGGCCAAGACCGGCAAGATCAATCAGAACTGGGGCTTTTATCTTAAGCCCACAGATATGAATAGGCTGACTGTCGCACTCAAAAAGAACGGAGCAGACTTTAAAAAGTATCAGGGTAAGGACTTTGAGTTAGTTGAGGACTTGGCCTTTGCCGCGCTGGGTCAGCAGCAGTTGATCTCTGCCTCTGGTCGTAGCTCTGCATGGGCGAGGAATCCTAACCTGCGCCCAATGTGGGCATTGCGGGGCTTTGCCAGCAAGCAGCAAGGCATCCTGATGTGGAAGGTGGTCGAGAACTTTAGGAAGGGCAACCCCAAAGAGGCTTACAAGTACCTGGGTATGTATGCCGCAGTGGTGGGCAGTTCGTTTGGCCTGCTTAATGAGTCCCGACAGTGGTTGTTTGGGGATGGCAACTGGGATCTAAGCGGGGTTTTCATGGGCATGGCAGATCAGATGCTGTCTACGGCCTCGGTTAACACCCTTGGCCTCAATGATTACCAGTGGGGCAGGATTAATGAGGTTGGCGTACTGCGAGCTTTTGCTGAGAGCCTTGTGCCTATCGCTGTAGATATTCCGTTTGAGACAGGTAAGGACATTGTTGACACCCTTAGCGGAGAGCAAGGCCCGTTGTACCCCATAGCGCAGTTCCCGTTGGTCAAGCAGCCAGTTCAGTTTACCCAGAACATGATTGAGAACGTGGCTCAGAATGTAGAAGGGGCCACGTTCGGCAATGTAGACATCAGGCCCGTAGTTAAAGACCCCCAAGAGATGGTGTTGCAGAAAGTTGGGATGTTAAAGCAGATAGAAAGATGAAGAAGCAAGTTATCTTGGCAATAGAAAAAGCCTTTCAGAAGCACCCTGGCGATACCGTGAAGATTGCTAGAGAGCTGGAGAAAACCCTTGGTGTATCAAGGGAGGTGGCTGACCAGATGGTGCTGAAGCAGCCTCAAATGTTGAAGGATCAGCAGGCCAAGATCATGGTTGAGGAAATGGATATTAATCCTGGTCTTGCGCATCAGGTTGCAGATGGTGACATCACTTTGGGGGATGCTCAAACCCGCAGTGCTAATCAGGATCGCAGGTTAAAAACAGGTAAAGAGCAAAAGCTCATGGACGATAATGCCGTGATTAGTGCGGTGAATGGCGCTGATCCGGATGGTGTAAAGCGATTTAGTGTTAAGGAAAAGCTGTCACCAGAGCAGAAGGCGGCACTGACTGACGCAGAAATCGCTTACAAGAAAGGCAACCCTAAGCCGTTGGCTGATATTTATAAAGCAATCCTGCCAATTGCCGGGATTGGTGGCTCGACATCTGCTCTGGCTAACCCGCAGGTTAAAGATAGCGGGATGATTAGTGCTCCTCGCAGTGGGATGTTGAACAATATCACCATGGGGATGAGGGATGTAGAGCGTAGGCTGAAGGGTAGCCCCGCCCAGGTGCTATTTCCTGACGGCCTGACTACTTACCTTGAGACAGTTAACCGCAGCACAGAAGACCCTAACGCTAGAACGCGGATGTTTGCCGCGCTCGACATGATGCCGTAGGAGATACCATGCCTAATAGATACTTCTTTGAGGGAAGGAACACAGGGATTATTGCTGACTCAGCCTCTGCTGCCAGAGCTAAGAAGAAGCGGGGAGGGGACAAGATTGTGGCAGTTCACCACAACATCACCCCACCCAAGAATGGCGCATGGGATCGAACTCGAAGAGACGGTAAGTCCCCCGCCAAATCCTCAGTAGGACATGGCAGGGGTTATGGCCCTAAGCGGAAGTAGTTAGTCTATTATCGGTAGGCCACTACTCGTACTGGTTTTATATCGCTTGTGTCTAGGTATGGACAATCAGTAGCGTCTACTACTCCTTCTTTATCTACGACCAATTTCTGAAGTTTAATTATGTATCTGTTTAAATCATCAATGTGGTCAATACATTTTTCTAATTGCTCGTTGTAATACTGAACGCACTCGTCATGGCTTTCCCTATGCTCATGCTCTTTGCAGCATATAAAGTGAAGTAGCTGATCTATTGTTGCTTTGCTCATTTTTTCTCCTTATCCTGTTTTCGGTAGCCTTGGCTGTATAACTCAATTAATTCCACTAGCTCTGCTGGTGGGGTGTACCCTTTCTGCCACTCAAGGGTGAGCGAGAAGATGATGTCGTTGTCTTCTCCTAAGAAGAACCACGTCTTGTCTTGCCCGTCTGATTGTTCCATGTGGAAAAAATTTGCTAACTATAGGCAGCAGGAGTCAGCTCGGGTAAGCCAGTAGCTGGCTTGTCTTCGCTGGTCTGCTCCCTTGTTCTAAAGAAGCCTTCGTGCTGGGGGTACATCTTCATAAATCTCCTGGCGTATAGCGCGCGGTAGTTATTGTTTAGCTTGAATGACTCGGTGCCGTCACCACCAGCATCTTTCTCCCACCTGATCCGCTCAAATATGGCGTTAACGCTGTAGTTCTTAAAGCCCTTGCGGATCATTTCATTGGTGAACTGAACAAACAGATCCCAGACCTCGGGGTGCTGGCGGTGGAAGGCGGCACATTGCTCAGCCATTTCATCACGCCTGTTCATTAGTTGTAGCTCACAATTTCGTAGTTGGGGTCGGCCTCAGCAGCACGAAGCTCAGCCCTGTAGTGGTCTGAGATCTCTTTGCGTAGGGCTTTGTTAGTCTTTAGAAGGGAGTTGGCTTTCTCCCTGAGAATGTCCATGTGGCCTTCGCCATAGAGCTTGGTGAGCCAATCAGTGAAGGCGACAGGGTTGGAGCCGAACCACTGGTGGTGGTAGCGGCAGAGAGTTACGGCGTTGTCCATGCTCCAGCGGACAGATTTCCTGGCGCGACCATAAATGTGGGCGCAGTCAGTTCCTTCGTTAAAACAATACTGACAGCGGTGCTGATCCCTATGCCTTACGCACTTAGAAAACCACGCATCGCAGGCTTCTCTTTTCACAGCCATCAGTGATACTCCACCAAGTGCATAATCAGAGTTAGCGCCAAGACCGCCACAAAGGCCCACAGAGCCTCCGAATCTCGGGCTATGGGTTGGTATTCCGTTACTGATTTTTTGCTAGGACGGGCCATTGGTGAGCTCCTGTGTGGGGATGGGCACATATACGCCTGTGTTTCGATTAACTGCGTCAACCAGAGTAGTCATAGCCTCAGAGAACTGGGCTGGGTCAAGCTCGGTGCTGGATCTCACACCAAACATGGCTTCAATGATGGGTATCCAGATCAACTCTTTAACTGAGTGTTCGGTGTAGGGAATTTCAAGCCCTTCTTTGAAGGGATGAGGGATCTCAAACCCTGCGTCATTCAGATCTTGAGCCATGCGTCGAAGCAAAAGATGCAGAGTGTTGTTCTGTTTGTTAGATCTATTAGCGCGGACTAGGGTATAGAGCCTTTCTCTTCCAGCTTCAGCTTCTTCAAGAACAAACTTGCTGAAAAACTCAGCCTGTTTTTTGTTCTGTACTAACCAGCGTTCCATATCTGCTCAATCCTAAATTTCTCAGGGATAGACTCAGGGGTGTTGGTGCGCTTGGCTTCTTCATTAACTAGCAGTAGCCATGCCTCAGCCTCTGAGTCATCTATCTCCTCGCTCTCAAATGGGAGGGATTGGCCCCAGAAGATGGGTATCCAGTAGCGCCATGCCTTGGCTATGGGCTCAGGGCAATCAGTAGTCAGGGGTTCTGGTGTTGCGTTAGAGCGGGGTTTGTTCTCTCGCTTGAGGTTGAGCTGGTCGAGGATCTCAGAAGGGCGGGGCGCAAACTTGCCAATAGAGGGCCATTCACGGAGGGCTTCTGCCCACTGAAAAGAGCTGTATCCGCTATCTAGTACCGTCCTAGACCACACCTGCCTATGAAGTTTTTCCATAGGCTTGCCATAAAACTTCAGCGTGTAGTCCGCAGCAAACAAGACATCGTTGAGTTCTTTCTGCTCCATACTAAATATTTGCTGACTGCTGAGAAAACTGCTCCAGCATTGAGTGCAGTTTTTGCTCAAGATCTAACAGTTGGGAATACTCTAATCCAGAAGAGTCAAATGAATCCGTCTCTTTTTTCTGCGAAAGAGCGTGCATCCGCTCATTAACTAGCCATAAAACATGGTCAATCTCGGTCTTATTAAACATATGTTGCTATAACCTCTGTGTTAATCTCTATTGTCTGGGGAAAAGTAGTAAAAATATACTAAACCAGTCTTTCATTGGAGTAAAGGCTATGAGATTTGCAACAAACTATTGTCAAAACCTGCATACTTATATGGAGGCTGAATCAATAACAACTAACGCCCTTGCTACCAAGTCAGGGATTAGTCAGAAAACAATTTGGGTGGTAAAGGCAAACAGAACAAAGCCGACAGTGACAACTGCCGAGGCTATCGCTAACGCGCTGGGGTTAGATGCCAGGGTAATGATGGGAGATGGCCTGACTGCAGACCAATTAGGGAGGTCGGCGCGCATTGGCCGATTGCTTGACAAGATGCTGATGCTCAAGCCAGAACAGCTCAAGTCTATACAAACCATCGTCGAGTCAATGACGGCAGAAGAGTAGACAAACCAACTAAAAATCTACTAAACTCACCCATTAATGGCACGAAACTGTGCCATAACTACGTCTAACCCTAGCAAATAAGGTAAGCATTATGGCTAAAAAAGACAATGGGGTGGTCAATATCCACGGCAAGGAGTATCTGACGGTAGCTCGACGCATCAATGATTTCAGGGCAGCACACCCAGACTACGGTGTACACACTGAGATTCTTTCTATTGATGAGGCAACAGTGGTTTGTCGGGCAACGATTACCGATGCTAGTGGGCGGCAGGTATCAAGCGGTATTGCCGAGGAGCACCGCCGAGCATCGAAGATTAATCAGACCAGTGCAACTGAGAACTGCGAGACATCTGCTGTAGGTAGGGCGCTTGCATTTTTTGGTATGGCTGGCACTGAGATTGCCAGTGCTGATGAAGTGGCTGGCGCTATTGCTCAGCAAAATAATGGTAGCGAGGAACATGACTTCTTGGTTGCTCATGCTAATGCGGTACGCGAGAACCTTGAGGAGATCTACCAGATCAAGGCAGCTATCGCCAACGATGATCTGATGACTGCGGCTGGTTACTACGCAGACATGGAGAGGGATGTGGTCACTGCCCTGTGGAGAGCGCCCAGTAAGGGCGGGATCTGGACAACTGAGGAGCGCAGGCTAATGCAGGCGGATGGTGACCTAGCCAAGTGTATTAAGAAAATGAAAGAGGAGGCCGCATGAGCGACTATGACGATAGCAACAGCATCGTTTTATTTAAAAACGAGAAGTACGAGCAGGGGGGCGATCACCCTGTGTACAAGGGCACGGTAAAGATGGATGGCAAAGAAAAGAATGTCTCTGTCTGGATTAGGCAAGCCAGTGGTAAGGGAAAGATGGAGAAGGGCACGATGTTTTTGTCTGGCGTGCTTGATACTTGGGAGGGTCAAGGCCAGCAACAGGGCAAGCAGTTCGCCCCAGACGATACGATCCCATTTTAGGATGAAAGCCTGTTTTAAATGCGGGGCTGAAAAGCCCCTTACTGAATACTACAGGCACAAGGGTATGGCTGACGGGCATCTGAACAAGTGCAAGGCCTGCGCTAAGAAGGATGTCATACGCAATAGGGAGGACAACATTCTCCATTACCGTGCTTATGACAGGGCTAGGGGCAACAGGCAGAGTGCTGAATACCAGCGGGAATACAGGGCTAAGAACAGAGAGAAGCACCGCGCTCACAGTGCAGTGCATTACAACTTAAAAAGCCCTAAATCTTGCGAGTTATGTGGTGAAGATACAAAGCTACACGCTCACCATCATGACTACACCAAGCCGTTAGATGTGACATGGCTGTGTCCAGCCTGCCACCACCAGCTCCATGCCAAAGAATCACTCTTTTTTTCTAAAGGTATAGACTAATGAAAGAAGGTTTTTATTTGTTTGAAGATCTGCAATCTATCTTCAGTGCCAAACAGCGACCCAAGATCTTAAGCGTGCTGAGAGAAAACAACATCCAGTATCTAACTGATGGGCGTGGGTTGCCGATGGTTCCCAAGCGGCTGTTAGATGATTATGGAGTGAAGGAAGTTGCCGAAACAAAGGAAGAGTATCAATTTACCTAAGTATGTAACCTATGAGAAGGGGCGGGGATATATCCACCGTCCCTATGTTGGATACATCAACGGCAAGAACAAGTACGGAGACAGAACCAAGCTCGGTGATGATGATGCCACTGAGGCTGAGATCTGGATTGCTTACCACAAACTAGAACAGCAAGAGGCTCACACTATTGGCTGGCTGTTAGAGGAGTTCTGCCAGAGCGCCCAGTTCAAGGCCAATGCCGAGCGTACACAGAAAGATAGGCTGGGGTACGTTAAGCAGATGCGTAATTTTCAGCCAGGTTTCTTGGATGCAAAGCTGAGCTCTGTCTTCAAGCGCACCATCAGGCGGTATTTAGATAAGTACCCAGCCCCCGTCACTGCCAACCGCCATATCTCGTTCCTGCAGACAGCATGGAACTGGGCTGAAGAGCGGCACATCATTCCCCCTAACCCTTGCATTGGTGTCAAACCAAACAAAGAGGAGAGCAAGACTCGTTATGTCTATGACAACGAGTACGAGGAGGGGCTTGAGTGTGCGCAAAAGTGGCAGTTCATAGCTATGGAGCTGGCTTACTGGTGTCGGGCACGGAGAGATGAGGTGCTCAACATGAAGTATTCAGAGATGGTGGAGGGTGCAGTCAGAGTTAATCGGACAAAGCGCAGCCAATCAGAATACACGGTAGCTGAAAGGATTAGCGAGATAGTTGAGATGTCCAAGTCACTGCCAGGTTATGGCGTCTGTGATTACATTGTCAGGAACAGGGACGGTGTTCAGGTAACCACCTCAGCATGGGACAGCGCCCAGACTAGAATGAAATCTCGAATGAAAAAGAAGGGCTACAAAACTGACTGGACTATCCACGATCTGAAGGCCAAAGGGCTGACAGATATGAAGGATGGATGGGCAGGGCACCGATCAAAGAGAGCGCAGGCTGTGTACGAACGACTCGAGAAATGGGTCGAGCCGGTCTACATTCACCCCAAAGGTCACTCCCATTCGGGTAGCGCATCTACACACTAGCGCCTTGAAACCCGCATGGTTGTTGGCGCGGAATGCAGGAGTCGAACCTGCGACCTTCGGTTTCGTAGTCAGCCATACAACCCAGTGTTTATGCGGGCTAGAGCCGAGATCGTGGGAGTGAATTAGCAATCTATTGCTTATACACATCAATGACTTACGGCTGATTTTCTGCGTTCACTCCCAGTGTTTCTGCATCTCCATGCTCCGTAGAGAGGGGAGTGGTTACGGTAGTTGGCATCGTGCCAGCGGGGGGTTGGGTTACCGCCTTCGGCGGGGCTGGATAGGGGGTGGTTAGGTGGGAGTAGGGGCACCGCATTTCGTCCACAGGGGCGGTGGCAAACCTGCTCGTAGGTGACTAAGAACACCTTGGACTAAACCAGTTTATCCCTCCCCATGCTTAAGTGCTATCTCATGGCGTTCTTCGTCTACCATTTGTTCAAAGCACCAGCTGTGATAGGCCATGTCATCGTAGCCAAGGTCGGGAATGTCATCGGGCAAATCACGGGGAAGCATCTTGCGATCTTCGTCGTGATGAATAGTGCTGCAGCAGTATTCGCAATAGTTAAAGTTCATTTGTCTCTCCTAGTGTTTACGGTGATGGGTCTGCCAGCTTTCACCCTGGCATTAGTGCTGCGCTTTATCTTTTCCTGATAAGTAGCAGACATATCAAGACCGGATTGACCGGTCTTAATCTTGTTGATCTGACCACCACGGGCCAGGAATTCTTTAACAGTCTCAGTCATAGTCGGCTTCCATTGCTCTGGCTTCAGCTTGCTCTTCGCGGATAGTGAAAATGAGGAGGGCTCGCGCATCTTCCTCAGTCTCGCAGTCCGCATTCCATACCTCGTAGTAAGCACCACTTTCGGTAGTGCCTGATGCCATCCATGAGCCATCAACTAGCTTGGTTTTTATCCAATCGCTCATGCTCTCAGCCTCTCCATGTGGTCGTCGTATGCAGCCGAGGCTTGGAAATCATCAATCAGTTTGTCGTGATGAAAGAGGCTAGCAATACATTGCTTACCATAGACATAACCAAAGACGTGTTCGACCTCGATGTATCCATCCTCAACGTAGAACTGCACAAGGATGTCCAGCTTGGGATGCTCCCACTGGATGATGTGATCGCAGGGAATAAACTTCTTAATCATAGCCCACTCCTTACAAATGACAGGCGGTCTTCAATCCAGTCTCTGTCCTGCTCGCACCGTTCAGCTATACCGAGAATTTCTTTGTAACATTCAGCAGTGACGAAGGGGATTTTAAGCTCAGGTATCTCAGCTCGGAGGTAGCGTTGAGCATCTGCGATATAGGCTTCACGTTCAGCCATTGATAGTTCTTCAAAACTTCTCATTGGATTCATCCTCTTTTTTGGTGACGCGCACTGTCTCACCTGCACTGGTCCATTGGCTGTGCATTAGGCTTACTGCATCGTCTGTTTCTTCAGGTTGATTGGTGATGCGTTCAGCGTATTTCTCTGCATCTTTTTCACTGGTTGCAGGAAATACATAAGTAGTAAAAAGGTGCTGGCGTACCGTCACCTTGTACAAATCAAGCGGGAACTTCTTAATCTCCGCTGGTGGCATTGGCTGCCCTCCTTACCTGGTTGTCATAGCGCCAGAGATCTGACTCATAGATGAGGTTTTTGCAGGGGTAGCAGACGTAGGCATCTCCTCCCTTGCTCATTTGTTCTTGGCATATATCGCAATGCACTACTAAATTTTTACTAGCATCAGGCAACATCAGCGGCCTCCGGATAGGGTTCATACGAGATCAAATCTTGAAGTGATAACCCGTTGTCATTGTGTATATCCCATGCCGCAAGCTGATCCCGTATGTACTGGTGTGCTTTCTGCGCCTGAGATGATGCGGCAATGAGTGCTTGTGGTGTTTCCTTTAGCACTTTAAGCCAGTTGTCTAAGTAGCTAGCGTGGTTCTCGAGCTGACATGAGATACCCCATTCAGCGGCAATGAAGGCAGCACCTAGCTCAGCAATTAATTCCTCTTTTGCATACTCTTCAGAGCCAAAGGGATGAGACAGGTCACGATCTAGTCTTGTCTTGTGACCAGTAGCGTGCACACATTCATGCGCTAGCGTAGTGCAGAAGGCATTAACACTGGAGAACCGAGACAAGTCAGGCATCTTGATAGCGTCACGGTGAGGTACATACGCTGGCTCTCCGCTCTCGATCTCGACGTTCAATGCCTTGGCTAGCTTGATGCTTATGCCAATGTCGTCGGGGTTGTGGTTGTGCAGCTTGACAGCAGATGGGTCAGTTATGCCTTCGACTTGCTCAATGTTGAAGCAGTTGTAGATGCGCATGGTGAATCGCTCTTCATCCTCTCCATCTACCTTGGCAGTGAACTTCTTGGTAAACAGGATAGGCACTGCTTGTCTGCGTTCATCTCCCTTCTCCCACTTAAGGCTGAGTCCTGCTTCCTTAATCTGGTTGAAGGTCATGTACCTATTGGAAGTAAAGCCATGCTTCATGCTGTGAACCCAGCAAGACAGGATGTTGGTGCCTGTGTAGGGCTTCTTGTGGATGTGGTTTTGAGGCAGTGAGGTGGATGGTGCCCACTCTCTACGCCAGGGAACTACCCCGTTCTCAATGGATTCAATGATGGGGTCGACAATACGGGCATAATTAATTGCCATACTTTCCTCCTAGTTTTTACGATTTGTACCTGTTTTGGTACGGTTTCATACTACTTTATTGCTAACTGAAAATCTACTAAAAGCGCAGAACAAACTCTTTCTTACACTTGCGTAACTTTCCATTGACGCCTTTGTAAACAGGGACATACATGGATTCGTTCATTTCTTTCTTGGATTTGAAGACTCGATACAGCTTGCCTTCTGCTGGCTTGAAGTCAGATAGTCGTTCAACAACACGGTAAACAACTAACTCGCCAAGCTCGACGATACATTCACTTTGCGGTGCTATGTAATAACTCATTCTTCTTCCTCATCTTCGTTAATGAATACAACTTCAACTTTAGCCACCCTGCCTTCTGCGCTGTACTCCACATACACTGGGTACATGCCATCACCCCAGCCAGTAGAAACAGCAACGCCTAAGCCAATATGACCATGATTAAATCTAAACTGGGTTGTTTGTGAGTTTGCTACTGAATTGCAAAATGCTTCCCAATCTCTAACTTGATCTGCATTGCTTGCATCATCAGGCAGGACGTAACAGGGATCTCCAACCCAGCACAGTCCTGCATCAACTGCGATGTGTCCAACTTGTTCTCTCATATCTCATCTCCTTGTGAGTAGTGGTGAGGCTTGATGCCACACGCCCGCGCCCCACCGAACCTGGGGATAGAGTTGGGAGGTACAATCGGGGCGCAGTGTGGGATCAAGCTGAGTGTTTATGCTGCATCTCCTCTAGTAAGGAGGGCTGGTTCCTTGAGCGCCCAGAAATCACGATGGTTCCCCCCCGGCATACCATCGTTGAGCTCATGGGGATTGAAGTATCGAGGCTTGATTGACCCGCCGAACATATCGCCGGTCATAGAGAACAGCCATGCCTCTTGCATATACAAGTGCATTACCCGCTTGTGTTCTCGCAGTGCCAGTATTTCTTCTCGATTCAACGACCAGTCAGCTATGCATAGGGTTCGTTCAAACTTGGCGTGCTTAGGGTAGAGAGTGACGCCATCTAGTTGGTGCCACCAATGCCCAATCCAAGAAGGGATGGTGTCTAGCTTTAAGGCCAGTAAGGCAAATAGCTCCTCGTCTGGCACAGGCTTTGGCAGCGGGTAATAGTATTTATGGGGCAGACTGTAATTGTAGTCGCCTATCTCATCGCCGTCGTTATGGTGAATGCTAAGCTGACACATGAGTATTGCTTGGGTGTCTGTTGATTCATCTCCATTCATTTCATGGCAATCAGACTTCCAGCCTGTGTGTATGTACTCAGAGCAATCAAGCATTGGGTATTCGTCAGACATTAGCCTCTCCCTTGCCTAGTAATGTGATGGCTTCCTTCATGGTGCATCCCCAGAAAGCCTCAGTAACCTTGTCGATGGTGTCTCTATCGCAGTTACCATTGATATATTCCCTGGCTAACTGGTTAAGTTTGTGTGGTGTCCAGCGTCGATAGCCCTCATCTGCTACCCAGAACAAGCGATTGGAATCCAGCGTGTCATCCATCGCCATGTCTGCATCTCCACACTCGAGGATGTAGTTACTACCCACTTCGTAGTTGTATGAATCTTCATCCCAAAGGTTGTTGCTTTCTGTCTCAGACATCAGTTACCTCCTTGGCAGAGTTGGGTTCGTTGCAGGCAGGACAGATAAACCAACCAGTTCGATAGCCGATCATCACTTCGCGGTAATCAGCATCTTCATCGGGCCAAATGTCCTGTACCTTTGCGCCATCCCAGTAGCGCGTGACATCTATTAGTCTGGGTTGGATGTTGTGTTTCATCCCGCATCCACAGCATTTGATGGTGATGTCGCAAGTAATGGATGGAACAATCTCAATGGCTGGTGTCATGACCCTCTCCTTACTGAATAGATTTCAATGTCTGAGAAATGGGCAGGCTTGATGGCGAAGGAGACAACATCAGCTTCGGGGTGCAGCTTGAGTAGCTTGGTGCCGATGTTGTTGGGGTGTGTGTCGGTGTGTATCAGGAAGGGGAAGTCGAAGTGCATATCCTCTGGTGTGGTGTCGAGGATTTCGCGGTGTGTTGTGTAGTAAATTTCCATCTGCATCTCCTAGTGTGTTTACGATTGTGTGTGTTTCCGCATCTCCAGTAGCGTTTTGTCACCTTAGCTTTGTGGCTTAGCTGTTAGTCTTAAACTAGCTGCTTTCGGATTTTGTTCCGTAGGCTTGGGTATTTGCAGTTCTCGGCAAGCCACCTAGCTTCTGAAAGAGTTAGTTTTAATGAGACTCCACGATTCTTTTGTCTCCATCTCTTTTGTCGTTCTGCATTAGTCAGTGTCTTCATCTCTTTTGTCTCTTTTAAATTGGAGATATGAAAAAGGGGCCGAAGCCCCTGATGGTTACTACTTAGCTTTGGCGACGCCATCGACGAAGTCTTCTGTTTCTTCATCTTCAGCGTGTTTGCGCGGTGTGACTTTGAAAGACCACGCTGGTGCCTTGGGGTTAGAGCTGTGCACCGGCCAGGCCGCTAGATCGTACTCAACGCCCTCGACGTCGATGAAGCCCGTTAGTTCTGGGCTGACGACCTTCTGCTCTCCGGTCTCCTTGTCGATGCCGTAGGTGACGTACTGATTCACCCAGCAAGCGCCACGGTTAGTGTTGTCATAAACCTGGTCTTTCGCTTTCTTTCTTAGAACTTTCTTAGCCATGTCTGGCCTCCTTAGTCATACACGATTTAGCGACCGGTATTGGCCGCACTTACGAGCCTCACCGTGACGTTCTGAAGTCACCCGAAGGGCGGCGCCAGCCGACCTTGCGCAACCTCAAGTCCAGCCTAGAACCCGCTGACTTGGGGCCAACATAAAGGCGGTTCTAGGCGTTGATAAAAGGCGCAAGGTTTACTTCAGAACTCACTGTGAGATCGTTTAGTGCGCGGCCTATACCAGTCGCTCAATCGATGTATGACTTGGGAGGACGGGCAGGGCTTAGAAATTCTTAGAAAGGAAGGGGAAGATCAGGGTTATGCCACAACACTTAGCGTGGTGATTGGTGGGATGAAGCAGTAGGAAGCTACGGTAGCGGCAAGGAGATCGGCTAAGAGCAGACGGTTGTCAACGCAGGACTTACGGATTCACCGACTTCGTGGGTGTTGAGTGCCTACGATCTAGTGGTCTGGACGGTACACAGATCTTAGCCCAAGTCAGCTGCGTAGGCTCTTTCAAGTCAGACCGTGTGAATGCGCTGAAGATGTTTAGAAGCAGATGATTTCGGCGGTGGTGTCGGCTAAGCATAAGTAGTCCATCAGGGGATTCGGACACTTTTGCAGATCGTAGATCCTTACAGCGATAGTTGATTTAGTTGCTGAATGTACTCAGGTTTAATATATAAGACGTGAATGTTAGTGGCTACTAACCTGTTAACTGTTTCGGTGCTTAAGTGTGTCTGGTGGCTCCCATCTGTTACTTCGGTCCATTCACGCGCCTTCTTACCGATTCAGACGGCTCAAACGTCTAGTCGCGCATACCCCCGGTGGGGAAAGTCCCGGATATTCCAGTAGGAGGTGCCACTCAGATATGCAAAAGGTGATTTTTGGAAAAAAAAGGGGAGGAAACAACCCCCCCTGTTGCTCGTATAGCATGATTAGCAACAAGCTAATGTGAACCTAGCTCTTGAGGTACTACATGAACGGAACTCTACGGCTGGACTGCGGTAGAAAACCGACCATCCGACCCAGACTAGCATATTTTTACTAGGGAAAATCAAGTAAATCGGAAAAATTAGCAAACATTTGCTATTCGATTGACAAATTCGATGGTTGCATTCTTGATTACTAGGGGTTTATAGTGCGCGAAACTAGCAAATAGTTGCTAATTAGCTATGGGATATGATCTTGAGGCCGATGTCGCTAAGCGCAAGGCTAAAAGGAAGGAGATAGCTGATAAGAAAAAGGAGACTGGCAGGCATTTGATGTCTGCTAGGGAGCAAACTCGTCAGCTCCATGCTCTGAAAGCTGAGCTATTGACCCATGACAAGGCTAAGCACTTTGTTAACAAGCTATTTGATATAGCAATGAATGATGAGCATGACGGTCAGATGCAGGCCATGAAGATGGTAGCTGATCGTTTACTCCCCAATGCTGGCTTTTCTCTAGATTCCAAGAAATCCACTGCTGTTCAGATCAACATTTCTGGTCTGCAGGTTAGCTCTGTAGAAGGCCAAAGCCTTCCTGTAGACACTAAAGAGAAGGATGTGGACGGTGATACCGTCTCTATACAGTAATGGCTAACCTCGACCTAGCCTTATTGCCTTGGCAGCAGAAAGTTATGGAGGATCAATCCCGCTTTAAGGTGATTGCTGCTGGTCGGCGTACTGGGAAGTCTCATTTAGCCGCTATTTCTCTTATCTTGAATGCCCTAAATGAAAAACAGGGGAAGACTTTCTATGTAGCCCCCACCCAGGGGCAAGCTCGAGACGTAATGTGGGCCACTATCTTTGATATTGCTGGCGATATTATTGAAAAGTCCCATGTCAACAACCTAGAGATTACGTTAGCTGGCGGCAACACTATTTACTTAAAGGGTGCTGACCGGCCTGACACGCTTCGTGGTGTAAGCCTTAAGCATTTGGTCATGGATGAGCTGGCTTTTATGAAGCCTGATGTCTGGGAGTCTATTCTCAGACCCGCACTGGCTGACAGAAAGGGCTCTGCCATCTTTATTGGCACACCAGAGGGCAGAAATCACTTCTATGACCTGTTTATTGGGGGAAGAACGTGGCCTGATTGGGCATCTTTCCACTTTACTAGCTTTGATAACCCCCTAGTAGACAAGGCTGAGATTGAACACGCCAGACAAACCCTGCCGTCGTTCTCTTTCCAGCAAGAATTTATGGCTAGCTTTGACGCCAGAACCTCTGGATTCTTCGATCCTGACAAATTCGACATTTATGACGAGATCAAGGTAGAGGGTGAGTACTACATCTCTATTGACTTGGCAGGCTTTAAACAGCAGGGGCAGCGGAGGGCTAAAAAACGCGACAATTCTGCTATTGCTGTGACAAAAGTCACCCCTCATGGCCATTGGTACGTTGAAGACATTATCTACGGGCAGTGGTCTTTGGACGAAACTGTGCAAAAGATCTTTCAGGCTGTTGAGAAGTACCGCCCTAGAAGGGTAGGCATAGAAAAAGGGATTGCTCAGCAGGCTGTGATGTCTCCCCTGCAGGATGAGATGCGCCGAAAGTCGAGATTGTTTGTGATTGACCAGCTCACCCACGGCAATCAGAAAAAGACTGACAGAATTGCATGGGCCTTGGCAGGCCGATTTGAAAACGGGCTAGTTCACTTGAAAAAAGGGGACTGGAACGAACGCTTTATTGACGAGGCGGCGAACTTCCCATCCGTTCTTGTTCACGATGACCTTTTAGACGCGCTTAGCTATTGCGATCAGATTGCCCAGGTGGCTTATCTGGATGGCATTGAGCTGGAACAGGATTGGGAAGCCCTTGACGCCGTGGCAGGTTATTAATGAAAGAAGATCTGGAGCATTTAGGTATAGATCATGGGCTGTGTGAGTGGATAGAAACCACCACACAGGATTGGCGTGACCACTATGAGAGCAATTACGCCAAAACCCATGAGGAGTACTACAGACTGTGGCGCGGCAAGTGGTCTGAGTCTGACAAAATGCGCCAGAGTGAACGCTCAAAGATCATTGCTCCTGCTTTGCAACAGGCTGTTGAGTCCTCCGTGGCAGAAATAGAGACTGCCAGCTTTTCTCAAGCCTTTATGTTTGACATTGTTGATGATGAACAACGTGTCAAGCAGCAGGCTCCACAGAATCCACCCCCTGCTCCCCAAGGGCAATCACTCCCAAACCCAAGCGTGGCCCCACAGCCCACGGGTCAGGGTGGTGGTGTTAATGCTCAAGAGGCTCATGCAGTCAGATCTCGGCTTCATCACGATATGGAGCGAGCTAACTACAGAGCCGCTATTGGCGAGATCCTTATCAATGCCGCTGTCTTTGGCACAGGTATTGGGGAGCTTGTTATTGAGGACAGCACTGAGTACATCCCTGCCACAAAGCCAATGGAGGGGATGCCAGAGGGCACTAACCTAGTTGAGTATGGGGTAGAAAAGAAAACTCGCCCTATTGTTAGGCTCAATCCTGTTCAGCCGCGCAATTTCCTTATTGACCCTAACGCGACCTGTATTTCTAGTGCGCTAGGTGTGTGCGTGGATGAGTTTGTATCCATTCATCATGTGCAGATGCTTCAAGAATCAGGCATCTATCGTGATGATGTCTCGGTTACTGAAGACCCGTCTCATACAGAAATCGAAGCTGACCCTGAGATCACCAGCCAACCCAAGTCAAAAGTCCATATAAAGCGATATTACGGGTTAGTGCCTACTAACCTTTTGCTTGATGAGGGCGTTGAGCTAGCTGATGACCAGGTAGATCAGCTCTATACAGAGGCGGTAGTTGTTGTAGGTGATGGCCAGATACTTAAGGCTCAAGCCAGCCCCTATATGTGTAAGGACCGGCCTATTGTTGCCTTCCCATGGGACGTAGTGCCATCTAGGTTCTGGGGTCGAGGCGTTTGTGAAAAGGGCTACATGAGCCAAAAGGCTTTGGACGCTGAAATGAGGGCAAGGATTGATGCTCTAGCCTTAACTACACACCCCATGATGGCGGTAGATGCCACAAGAATCCCAAGAGGGGACAAGTTTGAGGTGCGTCCCGGCAAGATGCTGTTGACCAATGGTGCGCCGCAGGATGCCTTGATGCCCTTCAACTTTGGGCAGCTCAATCAGATCAGTTTTAATCAGGCTCAATCTCTGCAGATGATGGTTCAGCAGGCTACTGGCGGTGTTGATGCTGCAGAGATGCAGAAAGGGCCATCAAGCGACACAACTGCCGCAGGCATATCAATGTCGATGGGCGCTGTGATGAAGCGCCAGAGAAGGACTCTGGTGAATTTCCAAGAATCCTTCTTCAAGCCTCTGATTAAGAAAACTGCTTGGCGGTATATGCAGTTTGATCCAGAGAAGTATCCATCAAAGGATTATCACTTCTCTGTTGTCTCAAGCCTTGGGGTTATTGCTAGAGAGTACGAAGTTCAACAACTTGCTCAGATTATGCAGGTTGTGCCCCCTCAATCCCCCGTTCATGGGGCAATGCTCAAAGCCATTATTGGCCATCTCAATGTGACCTCTAAGGAAGAGCTGTTGGCTGTCATTGACCAAGCTAATCAGCCCAACCCGCAAGCCCAGCAGATGCAAGAGCAACAGGCTCAAGTGCAGATGGCGCTACAGCAGGCGCAGATCGAGGCCATTAAGGGTCAAGCTACCGAGTCTGCCGCTAGAGCGCAGAAGTACATAAGCGAGGCAGACCTTGCGCCACAAGAGCTGATGCTGAAGTACAGCGATGTGGATAAGGATGGCGAGGTTGACGATGACTTTGAGAAGAAGGTCACCCTGGCCAGAATGCTAATGGATGAGGACAAGTGGGCCATGGAAAAGCAAGAGCGTCAGTCTGCCATGGAAGGCGCTCAGCAAGACAGGCAAAGGAAGTCGGCAGATCAGGATCTTCTGCGACAGATGATGACTCAGCAGCAAAATGATCTATCTCAGGTCACTATTGAAGAGGAGCCGTTGCAGTGAGCGATCAGCAAATAAATGGCTTCAGCTTATTTGAGATTGTCCAGCTTATTCGCCAAGAGATTAAGGCCAGTCAGGTTGGAAATGTCAAAAGGATAACAGGCCCAAAAGGTGACAAGGGTGACAAGGGAGAACCTGGTGGCCCCGGTATTCAAGGGCCAAAGGGTGATAAGGGAGACAGAGGTGCGGCTGGACCCAAGGGTGATAGCGGTAAGAAGGGTGATAAGGGCGCTAAGGGGGAAGATGGCAAAGACGGTGTAAGTATCACCAGAGTCGAGCAGGACATTGACGGCGCTGTTGTCGTTCATATGTCTGATGGGGAGCATTACATTATTGAGCTTCCTCTAATACAGGGCCAAGCACCTGCTGAGGTTCACTACAAGGTTGGTGGTGGCAGTGGTGGCAGTAGTGGTGGTGGTAGCGGTGATGGCGGTAGCGGAACCATTGACCTGTCTAACTATGTCAAAAGGCCAAACAGTAACTTGCAAGATAGCTGGCTTGTTTACAAAGAAGGATCAGACGGCTCTAAGACATGGACACCAGTAACGACTGATCTTGTTGAGGTTAACCCCGGCGCTTTTCGTAATGCCAAAGGCCAGTTCATTGGCACACCCGAGGAGCTTGAGAACCTCAAGAACCAGCGTGACGTTAACGAGTTCTTTTACAACGCCATCAATGACATTGAGGCTGGTGATGTAAACCTTGACGGCTATGCCACTGAGGAATGGGTCACTGGTCAGATTGATGCGCTTGATCCTTACGATGACACTGCAATCAATGATGCCCTTGCCGCAGAGGTAGCCGCCAGAGAGGCTGGCGATCAGGCGTTGCAGGATCAGATAGACGGCATTGAGACCGATCTATCAGGTTACTTGCCGCTGTCAGGTGGTGAGATGGAAGCCTCGGCGCAAATCAAGGTCAACAACATTGCGCCTGTGAACACAACGTCGATTAAATATGACGGCAGTCCATCAGGCCACCCAATGAGTTTGATGAATCGCGGGATGATTAGCGACTTCATTGATGAAAAGACTGAGGACTTTGCTTCTGTAGAGTACGTTGATAACGCAGACAGGATCTTGGACGCGGAGATACAGGAGTTGGCGCTTGCGCTGAACACACTGCTCGCCCAAAGAGATCACGGCCAGTGGGAGTTCGTGGGTCTTTTACAGGACGCGATCCCACGCAGTCCCGGACAGTTTGCTTTGCAGGATGCGTTTACGTCTGAAGAGAACGTGCTGATACTCAACAACGAGGACTTGAACGGAACGACTCACGCATTGGGTACAGTCAAGGTTGGTGACTACGTAGAGGTCGTTGACTTAGAGCATCCTGATGACAACGTGCTGTATGTAGTGACTGATGATGACTTAGGCTCTGGCACTCTGCTGGAGGTATCGGTATCGCTTAGGGCATCCTCTGGCGAGATCAAGATTGGTGATAGTTGCGAGGTTCGATTCTTTGCCATCAATCAGGAAGACATCAGCATATCTGATCTGGATGCTCGCTACCTGAAGCTAACCGGCGGCAAACTGACCGGCACTCTCAATGCACCGAGGATAGAGGCGCAGAAGCTAGAAGGTGGTGAGGCCATGATGCTCATTGAGGGCAACCTAGCTAACAACAACTCTGCCGCTAGACTGACCCTCTCAAACAAGACCAACGCCAACGCTTACGGCTCGCTCACTTGGCAGGGTACAAGTGGCACTGGCTGGTTCCAGTTCAACAAAGACTTGGACATGAGCGGCAAGGGCTTGCATTCAGTTGGTCGCATTAGGCTGACCGGCGACAAGACAATATGCGAGGGCAACTCAAACAGGATACTGCTGGACAACAAGGTTGTCGTTACGAAGGTCAGTGGCAATGGCGCTGGCTTTACCGTCAAGGGCAAGACGAACGCCGGTAGCAATGGTGATCTGCTCTATGTCTACCACAACTCAACCGGCCTTGATGCCATCAACTACGCGGGAAAGCAAGACTCAGCCGCCAACCTCGCAACCGTTGGCTATGTTAATAACGCGATAGGCACAAACCAAGAAAGCGTTAAGGGTTCGCTGTTAAGCCACACGGAGCGACTGCTGCATACCTCAAACGGCACTAACGGCAAACAGTTCTATTTCTGGAATGAGAACAATGCTCCCACTGACGGGATGAATGCCTTTAGGCGGTTTAAGTGGAAGCTACCCTCTTCACACTACCTGTCGGGCATGGTGGGCGCTGGTAACAACATGGGTTTCCTTGTTATTCAAGGCGTCTCTGGCAATTTGCTTTATCAGTGCCAGATAAACAGAGCGGAAAAGACCAGTAACAGTCTCTACATTGACCTGCACCTTGACCATGAAACGCATTACGGGTCTTCACAATTAGCCTACGGCTCTTATTTTATCGTTTCGATGTATTCATGTTTGAGGGAAACATAGATGTCAACAATGATAGACAAGAGAACATTTGATGAGCTTGTAGCCAACACTACTAAGTATCTACAGGATCATTCTATGCAGATTGCCAGATTAGAAAGGCAGGTGAGGGAGCTTAATGAACGGCTCACGCACATGGAAAACAGAAAGAAGCCTGGCCCTAAGCCAAAGGTAAAGGCCGCGTGAGCGTATCAGAGCAAGAGATAGAAGATGCCCTGGATATGTTTATGCATCAGGGCTGGAAGCGTCTTGTAGAAGAGTGTGAAGAGCAGATTGACCTCATCACTGTAGATGCTTGCAACAGTATTGAAGACCTGTACTACAACAAAGGACGGCTAGCTGTTCTGAGAATGTTTACAGGTTATGAAAGCTACGTCAGACAATCTTCTGAGGTTGATGACTATGAGCTTAACTGAATTGACCCGCCGGTTGGGTCATACGCGGGGAACCGAAAGGACACTCCCTGTTTTTATCCGACACTCCTTTAACGGAACGGAGATCATGTAATGGCTGAGATTATTGAAGAAGTCGAACAACCTGAACTGGAACTTCAAGAAGGCGAAACTGCTGGCAACATTGAAGAGGAGACTCCTCGAGTAGAGGAACCTGCTGAAGATGTTGTAGAAGCAGAGGAAGTAGCTGACGAGGAAGACACTCCAGAAATCTATCGTGGCAAAACTGCGGCTGAACTTAGCAAAATATTGCTAGAGAAGGAGCAGATGATTGGGCAGCAAGGCAGCGAGCTTCACAATCTAAGGTCTACGTTAGATGCCATGGCTCTCAATACATCAAAAGCCTCTGAACCGGAACCAGAGCCTATAACGGAGGCTGATTTCTTCTCTGACCCCACCAGTACGGTGAACAGAGTGATTGAAAGCCACCCAGCGTTACGTCAAGCACAGGAAATGGCCACCAAAATGGCCTATGCCCAGGGCTTGGCAACGCTTCAACAGCGTCACCCTGACCTCAAAGAGGTTTATAACAGCCCCAAGTTTGCTGAGTGGATTAAATCCTCACCTGTGAGGCTTGCTCGCCTTCAAAGGGCCGATCAAATGGGTGATGTTGAGGAGGCTGATGACTTGATTTCAACCTTTAAACAGTTGAATCAGATCGAGGCATCTGCCAAAGAAGCTAGCGCAAAGGCTCAAAAACAGGCTGTGAGAAGCGCCAATACTGGCTTAACTCGTGGCAATTCCGACGTACGAGGTTCCCGGCGAATATATCGGTCGGCTGACATTCGTGAGCTACATAAAACTGACCCAGAGCGATACCACAATCTCCAGCCAGAGATTGTCGCTGCTTACGCAGAAGGGCGTGTTCGTGATTAGGGTTAGTAAATTTTTAGTAAAGGAGACCAGAAATGGCTATTGACCAAAGAACCGGATCTGCTGGTAGCTGGGCTACCGGAGATACCGTTAACAACACTAACCACGCTAGCTTTATTCCGAAGCTGTGGTCAGACGAGATCATTGCTGAGTACGAGAAGTCTCTCGTAATGAAGCCACTGGTCAAGTCTATGAAGATGTCAGGCAAAAAGGGTGACACTATCAACATCCCTATGCCTGTTCGTGGTGAGGCTAACCAAAAGCTTCAGGAATCACAGGTAACTCTGGTTGCTGATGCGTCTGAGAACAAGCAGATCTTGATCGACCAGCACTGGGAGTACAGCCGTTTGATTGAGGACATTACCTCAGTACAGGCACTGTCTTCTATGCGTAAGTTCTATACGCAGGATGCTGGTTATGCACTGGCTCGTAAGGTTGATTCTGACCTGATCGCCTCTGCCCTGGACTGCTGGACTGTTCAAGGTCACTCAACTGAGGGTGGGCTTGTTGTTCCTGCTGCAGAAGGATCGGCGGCAGACTTTAACGACCAAACCTTCCGAGATGCTATCCAGATCTTGGATGACGCCGATGTGCCTATGGACAGCCGTAAGCTGGTAATCCCACCTGCGGCCCGTAATCACATCATGGGCATTGATCGCTATGTATCTAGCGACTTTGTAAATGGTCGTGGCGTTGTGAATGGCAAGATTGGTGAGCTATACGGCGTTGACGTATATGTCTCTACCAACCTTACCGCTAACGCAGCTGGCGAGAAGCCCTGCCTGTTGTTCCACACTGATGCTCTGGTAATTGCTGAGCAGATGGGTGTGCGTACACAGACTCAGTACAAGCAGGAGTACCTTGCTGATCTGATGACTGCTGACACTCTGTACGGTGAAGACTGCTACCGTCCAGATAACGGCGTTGTTATCTGGGTTGCCGCGTAAAACTGACGGGCCTCTTCGGGGGCCCTTTTCTATAGGATTTTAGAGATGGCGTACAAACAGAAGAATTACTTTGAGTTCAGGGACAGCCTTGCTAGCGGAGAGCCTGACAAAGTTATCAAGGGCCTACACTTTGACCAAGAGTTTGGCGCTATCCAAGAAGCTTTTGAGAACGTTACGGGCGATATTGATGTTGACGGAATTGAAGGCTTAAGCGATCTACTGGACGACAAGGCCGATCAGTCTGCATTAGAGAAAGAAATTCGAGACAGAATAGCTGGCGATCAAGCTCTCCAAGATCAGATAGATAACCTAGAGCCATATGATGATTCTCAGATAAAAGAGGATATTGGGAATCTAGATGATGCGCTGAAGCAGGAGATTGAAGACAGGAAGGATGGCGATGCAGATTTGCATACGCGCATTGATGAGCTTGTTACTAATGATCTTGCTGACGTTCAATCTGAGAACGCCAATCTTGATGATTTCTTAATCTATAACGGCAGTGGCAAGTGGGTGGCAGAGCCATTCCACATAGAGACAGAGCTTAACTTCATGGGATCGTGGGACTTTACCGCGACCCCTCCCGCCAATCCCAACAAAGGCGATCTGTACATTAACGATACAGATGGCGTAATGCACTCTGGTTGGGGGCCACTTGCTGGCACTAACGTGCTTGTCGGCAATATGGTTGGTTACTCAGAGGCAAAAGCCCGCTGGTATCTGTTGGGTGATGTAGCCAGTGGCGCTGTGGTACAGGTAAGGGAGGGTGACTGCATTGTTGTCGATGAAACCCAGCCTGATCGTCCTGTTGTTGGTCTTACTCAAAGCTGCCAAGACGATATTGCAAAAGGCGTAGAAGCCCATGGCTGGGGAGATCATGCTGGGGATGTTAAAAATCTTCAGGGCCAGATAGATGAACTGAAAGATATTGAAGGCAATGACGTTAGCGGCCTTCAAAATCAAATTACCCAAGAGATTCAAGACAGGAAAGATGCCGACCTGAATCTTCAGGGTCAAATTACTCAAAACAAAACAGACATAAAAGACCTCAAAAGTGATTTTGAAAATCACGATCACAAATTAAACGACCTTAGTGATGTCACTGCCATCTCTCCAGATCTAGACGACCTGATTGTTTGGAATGGAAGTGCTTGGGAGGCTAATGACTTTAAGTTTATCCAGACAGCACTCCGGTTTAAGGGTGGCATAGCGCCAACTGCGGCGGCTCCTACTAACCCAGCAGGCGGTGATCTATACGTTTTTGATGCCAACGGGACGATCAGCTCAAGCTGGGGAGACATTGCTGGCAGGGAAGTGCAGGCTGGTAAGTTTGTGGGCTATGCCGCAGACCCTCATGACAGATGGTTCCTGCTTGGCGACATGGCAGAAATCGGCGTTACAGATGTTGGTTCTGGAATAGGCATTTATGTAGATGACGATAAGCCATCTCAGCCTGTTGTAAACATTGATCGCACTGAGGTTGATAAGTGGTATGAGCCTAAGTTTGCAAAGAACACTGCTTTCAATAAAAACTTTGGCACCACCTCTGGCACTGTGGCTGAGGGTAATCACACTCACAACTACGCACCAAACAACCACGACCACGAAGGTGTTTACGAGCCTGTTATTAACCCGAAACTTACTGCCTTCAATAAGAACTTTGGCACTACCGGCAGTACGGTGGCAAAGGGCAATCACACTCATGTCCTAGATGACCTTTCGGATGTAAGCGCGTCGAGCCCTAGTCCGAATGATCTGCTTGTTTGGACTGGCTCATCGTGGAGCGCAAATAACTTTGACTTTATAGAGACTGAACTTGATTTTAAGGGAGGAATAAATGTTGCTCAGCCAGCACCAGCGGCAGAGAAGGGCGATCTGTATGTCAACAACACCAAAGGCAAGGCGGCGGCTAGTTGGACCGGTATTGCTGGTACTGAAGTAAACGCAGGAAACTTCATTGGTTATGCGAATGACCGCTGGTATCTGCTGGGTGAGATGGCAGATATAGGTGTGACTGACGTTGTTCAGGGGCTAGGCATTTCCGTAGATGCCACTAAACCGTCAGAGCCTGTTGTAAGCATTGATCGCTCCGAAACAGATAAGTGGTATCTGACCGAATTTATTGAGGCAGACCCCACAGTACCTACTCATGTTAAGCAGATTAGTCAGTCTGACATTAACAGGTGGAATAACCCGCCATCAGGCGGCACCGATCTTCCCAACGGAAGCACAAGCGGGGAAGTCCTTGTCTGGAACGGAACTAAGTGGGTTGGCAGAGACACCCTATTGTTAGACCCATTCCCGCCCGGTGGAGCAACGATCAAGGGGCTGGTATCGGCTAACGGTTTCAAGGCGGCAAGTTCTAGCGACCTCTTTGTCCTTCTTGGTGGGGGAGGCACAAAGGCGGTAAGTGATTTTGCCGCCAGTGGTGCCAGCTACACAAAGGCTGAGTCAGACTCTAAGTACGCTGGTAAGGGAGATTCGTACACAAAGTCAGAGACTAAAAGAAACGTAGTGATGACAGAGGCTGAGTACAACGGTTTAGGTTCTAAAGACGCGGAGACGATTTACTTCCTGACATGAGTATTTTTGCTGGCACAAAAGAGATCAAGGCAATCAAGGTTGGCGGCACTAACGTCAAGGCTGTCTATGCGGGCAATGAAAAGGTCTGGCCTTCACTGCCAGAAATCCCGACTGCTCCCAATCACACATGGGCGGGAAGAGTAATTTACAGCTATGGCACTCCGCAAACTGATGGAGGTAGGACTTACACAGAGCGTGGCGGGCCTATTTCTGGATGCAATGTGACAAAAGGGGATATTCACCTAATGGTGGCGGCTCATATGGGGGGCGCAGACCCATATCAGAATACCTTTGATTTTGGATATACCGGCGGCAAGCATAGATTCAGGGGTGCCACGACATCCTTTCGTGACTATTTCAAATTGAATGTCGGGTTGTGCATTGCTCCATCGAACGGAAACGCGCTGAATCACTACATAACTGACAACTCAACTAACACATACTATCCGTACGACTTCCTTGCCTATGCTTGGACTTTCCCTAAAGAACTGTTTGGAAACCCAAGTGAAGATGATTTCCAATTTCAAGAGGCCTCTTTTAACAGGCCTATTAACATCACTGATGGTCAGCCAAATAGCATTGCGCTTGAGGTGTGTGGCGCCATGGGTTCAAGTACCGGCACGGACATCAGAAATCTTACTCATAAGCAGAAAGGCAGGAGTAATGGTAACGCCTACACGCTTGCAGGGGGATACAAATACATACGGCTGGATGATCGAGGTCGGTATTCTGAGTCAACCGATGACAACGCGGTTAACACAGGCACGGCAGAACGAATGTACATTTATCTTAAGCGGTAATTGAAAGAGGAATTGACCGTAATGAAAAGCACTGTTTGCGTCTTAGGGATAGCAATTCTTTCTGGATGCACAAGCATTGAAGAAAAGGCCCAGCACAATCAAGCACAAATTGAGATTGTGCGCGTTCAGCGAGACGCGCAGAGGGCTGAGAGATTATCAGAGGCGGAAGCCAAGAAGGCTTTGTATGAGGCACTGGCGGCAGTCGCGCAGGCTAATCCAGATCAAGCTGGCGCGGTGACAGTGGCGCTCGCAATCCAGGGACTTGGGGGAGATGACAATGCAGACAGCACGCCAATCATCGGGTTACAGGCTAGCAGGAACGAGGCGCTGGAGTGGGCGCAGGCTTTGGCTCCGGTTGCGGGGGGTGTTATTTCAACTGTTGGGACGGCGGTCATTAGTGGCAATGTCCAGAAACGACAAATTGAGGCAACCAGAGACGTGCAGATCAATCAGGCAAACCAGACGGCTAACGCGATTGCGGCGGTTGCTGACCTGGGTACAGCTGCGGTGGCTAATGTTGGTGATTCGATTGCAGGTGATTACTACTCGCTTACGGGCTCGACGATTGATAGCTCGCAAACAACAACCAACACCTCAATCTCAGACAGCTACAATGAAACAGATAACTCCGTAAGCACTACAAACAATGACTACGGCACTACAAACAATGACTACTCAACTGTGACCTATGAGGGTCAGGAGTTCACTTTGTCTGGATTGCTCAGCTATCTGGCTGGCACAGGGTTGGCGTACAACATACAGATTGGTGACACCACTTACACGGTAGATGGTGATGGCGACCCTACAGAAATTGACTGCACCAAGCCCCAATTTTCACCGGCACCTCCTCAGTGTGGATAGGGAGTAGATAATGAGTCCTTGGTTACAGCAAAAGCTAGCCTCTATGGAGGCCTTCCAGCAGGCAATGGGACCGAACGGAAGCGGGATAAGCGGGTCGCTGGACGATCTGAAATCGTTAATTGGCGACGATAATTTCTTCTATTCACGTCTTCCGTTTATGGTCAATGACGTGATGAACGGTGACTATCACTACGTTAACCATGAGTTTGCAACGTCAGGCAATCGTCAAAAAGCCTTGGAGGCAATGCAGAGATATAGGGGCCTGCTAGACAGTGGCTATACAAACGATCAGATAATGAGCCATGTATATGGTCGCGGTCAGGGAACGTGGTCTGACTGGGACACAAACCCTCCAAATAAAACATCTCATGGGCAGGCAATTAACGCCGGAGGTGGAGGCAATACTGGAGGTGGAGGTAATACCGGGGGTGGAGGTAATACCCGAGGTAATGTTAAGTGGGATGGCTCAAAGATTGGTCAAGCTGGATCAGCTTGGGGGCCAAAGAATCAGAATCGCCTCTTTTCTTCTGAAAACGAAGCAATGAGAAAAGTAATAGGCGACAACCTGGAGAAGAAGCTCTTTGGCTAGTCCATTTGAAAATGCTTTAGAGAGTCGAGATTAAATGCCAGTAGTCAACACATACTATGAGTCAGCCGCTGAGCCGTATCAGGAGCCAGAATACGACGAGGACTTGCTCTCTAACAGTTTGCTAAAGGGAGACTTCGACTTCGACTCCTTGAATGACACCGATCTTTTTAGCGGTGGCATTTTGGCTGATGCTGTAAATGACCCTGACAGCCTAGTACATCACAGTAATTTCAGGGCAGGCTCTGGAATGGATAACGCTGTTGACGTTGGCTACATGAACCACACCTATATTGGCGATGATGGCCTTCGTTACAAGATGGTTGTTAGCTGGGACGAAGACAAGCAGGCCATGAAGTACGAGCAGTACGACGAGCGTGTATACCGCTGGTCTCCTTCAGATGAGCATAAGCGCACTCATCGAGATCAATCTGTCATAGACAACGCATACGGACAGGAATTTAACGGCGGCACTGGCTCTGGCTGGTATACAGAAGCTGAGATCAAGAAGGCTTGGGACGCTGGCGATATGGGCCAGATGCAAGAGCAAGGGGTCTCATGGGATCAGTACTGGGGGTACGTCACTGGCGTAGACCAGTTGATTAATGACGGGGCTCTTCCAGATTACTCTGATATGGACCCAAGGGAAATCGCGGCTCTTCAGGAGTCAGGCGAGTATGTAAATTGGAGCGATGTTCCTGAGTACATGGCTTTAGTTAACGACCTTGGTATCCCTACTCAGTTTGAAAGCGAAGGCGATGTATACAACTTCAACGGCTTTGGATACTCCAGAGACTACTGGGCAGACAAGACTGATGCCCCTGTAGAGCTGATTAACGCTGTGGCACTGGGCGCTATTGGCAGTTTTGTAGCTGGCCCTTTGCTTGCTGGTGCTTTCCAAGCCGCAGGCATGAGCGCCGCCGCCGCAGCCGCCGCATCAAAAGGAGTTATCAGCTTAGCCACGCAGTACATGACTACTGGCGATCTTAGCATTGAAGACGCTTTGCTTTCTGCGGCACTCTCCTACGGTGGCTCTGAGTTGCAGTCAGCACTAGAAGGCTCTGGCGTGATAGGTGATATAGGTTCTGCTGTAACTGACTTTGGTGACGAGCTTGCTACTAATGGCGGCGACATATTAAGCGCGGCATTGCAGGCTGGCGGGATGAGCATGGTCACTCAGTTGGTTAAAGATGGCGAGATTGATTGGAAGGATGCCGCTATGGCGGCGGCTATGGCTGGTGGTACTGCGGCTCTGCAAGGATTCCTGTCTGACATTGGCAAGTCTGATGAGATAGACAATCTTGAAGAGTGGGATGAGTACGATGAATGGCAACAGGAAGCCATCAACGCTGACATCAAAGACCCCTTCCTTAATCCTAATTACAAGACTGTGGGTGATGGCCTTGTAATGAACATCAACACCGGAGAGGTGTTTGGTCAGGGCGGTATAGACAGTAAGAGCTATGGCCAGTTTAGTGACCTAGACAAAGATGGTGATGGTGTTCTGAATGGCAATGACCTTTCAGAGATTACTACTCCAGACCGTGACCTCAAGAACATATACGGATACGAAATGGGTGACACGGTTTATGTGGATGCTAATGGCAATCCTGTAGATCCGAAGCTAGTTAAATTCCGTCCAGACGGTTCTTATGTCGGATATGACGCTAACGGCAATAGAGTCACAGTGACAGGAACTACTTATGACCAAGCCTTTGGTGGCGACAAGGGCGGCCTAGAGTGGAAGTTTGGTCTTAATGAGGATGGCTCTGTCAGCACTACTGACGGCGCTATCTACTATGAAAATGGCGAGCTAGCTTACGAGAAGGTGAACGGACAGTGGATAGACGCTAACGGCAATATTGTTGACGATCCTGCTCAAGTAGATGACTTGACCATGATTGCGGCTAAAGCTATTGATGAGCCTCTTAACTCAGTCGAATACTTCGACCAAGACGGCAACCCCGTTACGTTTGGCAAGGTTCCCTTGCGTGATGGATACGAAAGCGGTCAGTATGCAGGAACCATCTTTGGTCGAGATGGGAAGCGATATGATTTTGACCCTAAAACGGGACTCTATAAATTTAACGAAGGCAGTGTAGATAATCCAGGCGCCACCTCGGATGAGTGGTACGATCCGATCACAAATACAACTTACACTCAGGACTCTGAGGGCAAGCTCATCGTCACTAAATACGACGAGCCTATCGAAGACAAGACGCCTGTAGATCCTGTAGATCCTGTAGACCCAAAGAATACAACTGACTCAAATCAGCCTGGAGGCACAGACGGCTCTGGGGATAAAGGCGATCCGGGTACTCCTGACACTAGCTCAAATACTCCAAGCCCCAATCCCGACACAAACACCTCTTCCGGTGGCGTTAACGTTGGTGGCTATACCCCTCAGCAGTTGGCTGAAATTGCACAGATTGCTGGCACAACAATCACTGATGTCATTAACAGGATCAACAATGGCGAGTCAGTAGAGAGCATTACTGCAAGTGCCAATGGGGATACCTCTATTACGCCTAATGGTGCGAACACCGACAACAATACAAACACCAATCAAAATCCTAATCAGACGCCTGATAATGGCGGCGACGACAACAACACAGGTAATCCAGACCCAAATCCCACGCCACCCCCCGATCCTGTAAACCCCACGCCAACCCCTAATCCTGTAAATGAGGCGTATGAGGCTCGTATTCAGGAGCTTATGGCGAGGGGTATGTCTAGAGAGCAGGCTGAAGGAAATCAGGCGTCTGCTATAGCTCAGGGCGCAGATGCCAATGAAGATGGCGCTGTCACCAACGAAGAGTGGAGTTTGTTTAAGGGTCTTGACTCTAACGCTGGCAATGGTGGGTCAAACAGTGATGGCTCTGGTGGAAACACTGAGGGTGGCACTGGAGGTGGCACTACTGGCGGCGATCAAGGTGGGGATGGGGAAAATGGCGGCGACGGCACTACAGACACTGGAGGTGGAAGCTCCGATGGAGATGGCGAAGGAAATAACAGTGGAGATGGCACTGGCAATGGATTCGGTCTAGGGAATGGCGGCGGCGGTATGCTGTCTGGCTCTGGGGACAGAGATCGCCCTGTGTGGGGGCCGTTGCTGCAGGGCTATCAGTTCCAAGCAAAGCCAAAATCTCAGCCTACAATAGGCCAAAGACTTTTTGCTGATTTATTTGAGGGACGGCAATGACATATCTGGAATTAGTTAATGGGGTTTTAACTCGGCTGAGAGAGCCTGAAGCGCCGTCAATCATTCAGTCCTCAGACCATGTTGTAAACATGGCTAAGGCCTTGGTTAATGACGCCAAGCGATATGTCGAGCTGGCGTGGTCGTGGAATGCTACTCGTAATGTCTGGCTTATTCAGACAGAAAAGGGTGTTCCCAGCTATATCCTTGATGGCACATCAGGAGGCGCTCGCATCTCCAAGGTGGCTATTGAAGGGTGGCATATACATCAATGGGATTTGAAGACGCTTATTGATGGGCAGGTAGGAACGGGCAAGCCTTACCGCTTTGCTTTTGATGGCACTGACGACGAAGGCAATATCTCTTTGAGGCTTGGGCCAATTCCTGATGCTAGTTATTCAGTGCAGGTTTTGGGGCACAGGACATTGCCTGACTTAAAAAAGGATGAGGATCAACTAAGGCTGCCTGACCAGCCGGTCTTGTATTACGCTCTCGCATTAGCGGCTAGGGAAAGGGGAGAGGTTGGAGGCCAAACTTCACAGGAACTTTTTGCCATGTCTCAGCAATATATTTCTGACGCCATTGCCCTGGACGCTAATCTCAGCCCAACTGAGAAGACAGCGGTGGCAGTCTAATGGCTCAGCCTAACCAACAATTCAGCATTAAAGGCGTTGGCTTTCAGGGGGTCAACACTGAGTTTGACCCTATTGGTGGCGACCTAAGCTATGCCCTTAAAGCCGACAACTGCGTGATTGATAGGGTAGGCAGGATTGCGGCTAGGGAGATGTTTGCTTTGTCGGTGGATGTTCAGGCAGGAGAGCTGGGCAGTTATCCGAATGTGGACATCACAGCAATCTCTGCTTCTTTTGACAAGGCTAATCACCATGTAGTTTGCACGGCACTCTTGGGAACCTATGTTCCAGAGTCTATGCCTGTTACGAGAATAGATTGGAACTCAGAAGAGCAGATCAACACCTTTGCTTTTGACAAGGAACAGCCTTCTGAATATCGGCTCTACTGGAATGATGGTGCTGGCCTGAAGCAATGCACTTTCCCCGATATGCCGACCAGCAATGGGCTAGAGCGATCCCTGTACGTTCATTTCAAAGATGACCTGTTCTTGTTTGCCAAAGACCTGCCATTTATGAAGTATGACGGGGCTGGTGCTTGGCAAGCTGTAGAGCATACCCCTCCAACAGACATAGCTTCTATTGATGGCGACATTGCTATCTCTGCCTATGGCCGATTATGGGTGTCTGGTGTGGGTGGTGACTATCAGACTATCTACTACTCTGATCTTCTTAGGGAAGACCAGTGGTATGACGCAAGCGCAGACCCAGAAGATGACTTCAATACTGGCGGTAAGATCAATGTTTCTGAGTACTGGCCTATTGAGTATGACGAGATCGTCAACATCCATGCTCACAATGGCTTTCTGATTGTCTTTGGCAGGCAGTCTATTCTGCTCTATGGCAATGCAGGCAACGGTGATCCTGCTGGTGAGAATGGGTTGTTTCTTCAGGATGCTATTTCCAATGTAGGCCTTGTAGAAAGAGACGCGATCTGCAATACCGGTACAGATGTGGTGTTCTGTGATGACACGGGGATTCGCTCTATTGGTCGTGTTATTCAGGAGAAATCAAATCCTGTAGCTGAGCCATCACTAAATGTGAAGCGAGACTTCATGGAGATGGTGAGAATAGAGCGCGACTCTGACGCGCTGGTGAAAGGAATAAGGCTCTGCTATTTCCCTAACAAGGCTCTGTTTGTTGCTTTGTTCAGAAGCACCGGCATGGCTTATGCATTTAATACTGAGAGGCCATCAAGCACTGGTGGAGCAAGAGTAACCCGCTGGACTGATTGCCACTTTGCCTCCATGTATTTTGCTGAGACGCTTAATAAAAGCATCCCTTATTTGGGCGGCAGGGAAAACAGGGGTGTCTTGGCTTATGAGGGCTTCGACGATGCGTTTTCTTACGAGTTCCGGTTTGAGTCTATGGCTTTAGGAATATCCGGAGGTCAGATGCTGGATGTCTTTTCCAAGTCAATCATCTATTTACTTAGCTCCCAGGCTATACCGATTAACGCTACAGCGTTGTGGGGCTTTGATGGCTATCTGAATTTTAGTTATGACTTTAAAACAGACCCGAAGGGGTCAACGGAATACAACGTAGCTGAGTGGGGGGTGAGTGAATATATAGGCCCCAACACTGGCGTATGGAGAAACAAGGTGAACACAATGGGATCGGGCACGTTCTTTAGGGTTGGGCTTACGGCCGAGGTTCAAAACACAGGGTTTTCAATACAGGAGATCGCGGCTAACACCGCAGTTGGGAGGTTAGTAGCATGAGACAAGCATTTGATCCAGCTATGCAGAGCATGAGTGCGCCGGCGGTTATGCCACAGGCAGGTGCATCAATGATTCAGCCAATGACGGCCGTGCCGAAGATGGGTACCCCGCAAACCATGGCGTCAACTCAGTCTTCAAGCAATGGGTTTTTTGATTTCATTGGTGGCCTTGGAGATCTAATCTCAAACAACGCTGGGACTTTGGCAGGCATTGGCAGTATTGCTGGGGCACTAGATAACGCTGGTGACATTCGTGATCTTGGCTACGGTATTCAGGAATACCTTGGCCAGATGGGCCAAGACTTAAATACTGGCTCTCAGTTTCAAGGCTATGGCGTTACATCTGATCTAGGCACCTCAACTGTCGGGACAAATGGGGGTATTGATCTTGGTGTAGATCAGAACTTCGGTCATGCTGACGCAGGTAATACCAATATGTCCGGCGCGAACAGCGCCTTTCAGGCCGCACTTGGTCAGACAGGTGGGCAGTCTGGGGTGGACTGGAACCAGTTTGCTCAGGGTCAGCTAAATCAGTCTAACAATGTTAATCCCAATCAGGGCTATGCAGGTGGTGCCGCACAAGAAGCGATTGGCAGATCCCTTGCTGACCCCTCACAGCGTCAGCAAGAAATCTATCAGCAGTTGATGAACATTCAGAATCCGATGTTGGATCAGCAGCAGGCACAACAGCAGGCTAGGGAACACGCCATGGGTCGTGGTGGCATTGCAGGCAGTGCTTATGGTGGCACTGCTGAAGATGCGGCTATGGCAAAGGCACGGGCACAGGCGTCTAATCAGGCGGCTGTTAATGCCATGCAACAGGCTGACTCAGAGCGGTCTATGTTTGGTCAGATGGGCGCTCAGTACGGTCAGTTGGGCAATCAGAACTACGCCAACATGGCTAACAGAGAGAATTCTCTGGCTAACAGCGCGGCACAGCTTGGCGGTCTAGGCAATCAGGCTAATGCCAACGCTATACAGCAAGGTTCAATGCTGGGACAAATTGGCAATGCAATGGGTCAGTTGGGTCTGGATCAGACCAGACTTTCTTATTTGCCAATGGAGCAACAAATGAAGCTACTTCAGTTGGCGCAGGGCACCGGCTCTATGGCGCAGACTGGACAGCTTACAGGTCAGGATTATCTGGCTCAGATGTTGTTAGGCGGCACTAACGCCAACATCAACGCACAGAAAGTATCTAGTGAATTGATGGGCAACCTGTACGACTCACTGCTAGACAACATGGGTGGACAGCAAAACTCTGATGGCTCTGGGTTCTCGGGAATTGGAAGCCTCTTTAGCGACCTTGGTAGTCTGTTTGGATTTGGGAGTTAAGTCATGGCTGGAACATCACAAGCAAGCAACCTAACGGGAATGCTGACCAGCATTGGTGACACCATCGGTGAGATGGGTGAGCCTGGGAGGCAGTACGTTCAGACGCTTAGAGATACGTTTGCTCCTAATCTGGATATGGACAGTCCGGATAGTATGCAGGCGTATGGCGAGTACCTGCGTCGTAATGGCAGGCATGAAGAAGCCATGGCGATGATGCAGAACGCGCAGACAAGGAAGATGGCTCTTAGGAAAAATGAGGGTCAGTCCAAAATCATGGCGGCTGCGAAGAACGTTGCGACAATGCCTGAAGGCCCAGCGAAAGATGCGGCGATAGACAAGATCTCAAAGTTAGCTCAGCAGTATGAGGTGCCTGCTTTAGAGGTGCAGCAGATCCTTGAGTCTCAATCCTTGGCTCGAGGAAAGCTAGCTAATGAGGTAGCGAGAACAGGCATTCAGCAACAGAGCGCAGATCAAGACCTGATGAAGATTGAGAATCAGGCCGATCAGTTTAATCGTCAGTTTAATCAGAACGCTTATGAGTTCGATACTCAGATGGCCTTTGCGCAAGACGAGCTTGCTGAGACAAGGCGCTTCAATGACGCCAAGATTTACGGCATTGAGCAAGATGTAGCTCAGGGCTGGGAAGGTCTGGATCTTGAGCAGCAGAGAGTAGAGATCTCTAAGGCTCTTGCTAACGAAGACATCACAATGGGTCAGTTCAAGCGAGTCATTATGGGTAATGAGGATGCCCGAGCCGCTGAGATGCACCCCATTGAAATGCAACTCAAGGAGTCTCAGATCACTGTGGCGCTGGCTAATGCTGGTTATACAGAGGCCCAGACTGCTGACACGCTCTACGAGCTGGGCTTTAAGCGCGACACTGAGACGTTGCGTAAAGACGCTATGGAGCTACAGAACGAGCAAACTGAAGCTGAGATCAAATCAGAAAGGGCAAACAAGGACTACATCAAGGAGCGCACCAAGGCGGTCACCGCAGAGGTCGAGCTAGGCAGGGACAGGTACAAGCTAGAGGAGAAGAGGCAGGCTTGGGACATGGGCATGGATGAGCTGCAAATGCAGATCAACCAGGGCTTGGCTAACTCTCAGATCCAACTACGCGGCGCTCAGATAGATCAGATCAATGACACCATAAGAAGCACGGTTCTGCGCGACGAGATTTTGGTGGCTGAGGCTGAGTCACAGCAGATCTCTCAGGCTTACAAGGCGGCTTATAGTCTAGAGATTGACGTTACTAACCCGACTCAGGTTGCTAACGCCAAAAAATTGTTCACCAATGCCTATGGTCCAGAGTTCGCCATTGACTTTGACGAGGCTATTCAGCAACGAATCAAGGTTGAGGAGCTGATAGCAGATACAAGCCAGAATGCCGCGCTAAGGGCTGATTCTAAGCCCAAGACAGTAGCTCAGCTTGAGGCCGCTGGTATGTCCCCTCAAGACATTGAGGCCTACAAGATGCTCACTGACCCGCAGGCAAAGAATCAGTTTGTGCAGACCTGGGCAAAGCGGATAAACACCAAAGAGCAGGGCGGTGCGCCGACGCAGGCGCTGATGGAGATCTATTCGGGTGTAGCAGAACGAATACAGAAAGATGTGTTTGGCAGTGGCTTCCTGTGGACTGGGGCATTTAATGGCGTCTGGGATAACGATGTGCGAGATGACATCAATATGGCTATGGCGTCTGCCGCCGCTGCTGGCAAGCCTCATTCTGAAGTAATGATCGCAGGCATTGAGGCCACCTACCCCTATCTCCAAGAGGCTGGATCGGCTACTTCAGCGCAAACCGTAGAGGGATACCGGCAGAAATACGGGGGCGATCAATGAGCCTATTGCCTGACTTCAGTACTGACGAGCTTAAAAAGCGCAAGAGTGATCTTGAGGGCTGGCTTAAGAAGGCTGAGTACAAAGGTAATAAGAAGGACATTAAGGGTCTTGGCATCCTTATTAATGAAGTTGATCGTGAGATTGCTGACAGAGAGGAGGGTATTGCCTCTGAGTACGTCAACTTTGGTCGTGATGTTGCCAAAGGCGCAACGCTTGGATTCCTCAGCGATGAGCGGATGGCAAAGATCAGGTCGATTGGTGACATCTTTGAGACAGAAGAGCAGGCCGCAGATCTTATAGCTAATAGCAGAAGGATGCAGAAGGACAACGCCGGTCTTCGGATGGGAGGTGAGTTCTTAGGTACTGCCGCTACTGCTATCTCTAACTCGAGGCTTGTTGGCGCAGGCGCCACTAAGGTGGGCACATTTGGTAGGCAGGGCGCACTGGCAATGGCAGAGACAATGCCTTACTCCTACCGCAATCTTGAGTCAGCCAAGCAATTTGTTCAGAACCAAGACTTTGTTGAGGGGCTGGATGAGCTGGGCTATATCGACTTTGTTAAAGAGATTAATCAGCTTGTTGTGAACGGCGCTATTGGTGGCGGCTTGGGTGCAGTCACCATGCGCAATGCCCAGACTTGGGGATCAACAAGATCAAGCAAAGACTATGTAGCCACCAAAGAGGGGGCTAAGACTCAGGCTGATGAGATTGCTGATGAGGAGCTAGACAGTGTTAGCAGAGCGGCTATGCAGGCTCAGCCTATGGTCAATGAGGCATTTGAGAAAGCTAGAACCAGTAGGGAAAACATCAGGGGCAAGCTGGATGTTGGCCCTGTACAGCCTCGGACCATGGGTATTGTTAAGCGTCCTGGTCAGCATCAATTCTCTATGTTGGATGAAAAGCCGTTTGTTAATAGAAAGACACCCGAACAGCTACAGGACCAGCAGAAGAGCTGGAGGGACGCATCTACCGCTGGTGAAATTGTAGACGCGGTAACAAGGGGCTTTAAGAACTTCAGCAAGGACAAGATCTTTGGTCTGGATAACCGTCTTCAGTGGGATGTCAGTCGTGAGGTTGGCGGTAGGTATCAGATTGCTCAGGAGAAAACGGTCAGGTCTATTACTCAGGAGTTAAAAGAGTTTGTTGAGCCAGCTCAAAAGGTGTTTGACCTTAATGTTAAGGACACGCATCTCCAAGCCCTATTACTTGATTTCGCTAATGACTCTGCGAAAGCCCCATCTAAGATTAGAATGGATAGAGTCAAGCGATACATCTCTGAGAAGCTAAGCCCAGAAGATGCTGATGCTTTTGAAAACTACTATCGCTGGTCTAAGCGTAACAGCGTTGATGCTATGGAGGCTTACTCAGGCGTTCGCAACGAGGGAATGCTGTCTAACCAGTACTTGCACACCCGACTTACTCCGGCAGCTAAGGAGCGGAAGGGTATAGAAGTCTCAGAGTTTGATGACCTAGAGCTGCCGGTTGACCCTGGAACCCTGAAGAGAACCCGCAACTTCTACTTTGACCAGACCAGCCAGCTTCCAGGCGGCGCACCTGTCCCCAGCGACTACCTCCCTGTCCTGCAGACCGACCTTCGCCGCGTGGTCAACAACCGCCTTGCTATCAACCTGTCTGAGCAGTTTGATATGCCCAAGATGAAAGGGGATGTAAGCCCAGAGCAGTGGCTTAAGTACATGGAGAACACCCTGATTAAGAAGGGCATTCATGGCGAAGGCGCTAACTATGCAGTGAAGCATATTAAAGATCACATGATCGGTGTGAACAGATCCCCCGAGCTATGGATACAGGGCTTCAATAGCTTTGGATACATGGGGTCACTGGCTGGGCCTAAGTCAGCCATACTCAACCTCCACGATCCAGCTATGGCGGTGGTTAATTTTGAGGTCCCCCCCAGTGAAATGCTTGGGGCTCTGAATAGGGCATACAGAAACAGAGCTGGGGCTGATGTCATGGAGTCGGGTATTGACCAGCACGTGGGTGCGG